TGGCTAACCAAAAATCAATTTCTTTTCCCCACTGAAAGAGGGCGCTCTTCTCTGTAAACACCACTGCTCTCAGCGAAGCGTTCACCGTCTTCATGTAAGCAAAGTGAAACAAACATATTACCGTCTTTCCCAGTCCTACGTCGTGGCCCAGTATCATCCTGGGCCTTTTTAGCATCAAGAGCACGGACTTCTTTTGGTAAAGGTAGGGCTCTTCTTTTCTATTTCTGACGAATGGATTCGAGCTTAGGGTTATGTCTTTTGCTCGTAGTATTTCTTTTTCTGTCACAGCGTTAAAGGAGGGTTGTCTTCCTTTTCATCCGTATCTTCTATGGGGTCTTTTCGAAGGGTTTCAATGAGTGCCTTGGGTTGAAGTTCCTTGATCAAATCAGAACTTCGGGTAACCTTGAATCAGTATCTTTGTCCCGAGAAGTCTCTTCGTCTTCTGAGTTTGTTGGCTTCTGGGGTCGAGCCCTCACCGATTCTGCTTTCAATTCCTCCATCAAAGGATCGTACCACTCTACGTCCCCCGCCTTAAACCTCTGCCAACCCTTCAACAACTCCCTAACTGACCTCGCGTCAGTGTCTTCCAAATAAAACTCCTGTGTGTCGTCCTTTCTCAACTTTGCGAGGTCTATTATCCCTTCCGGCGTGTTAGGATCTTTTGGGGCCAGAATTGCTAGCTCTGCGTCTGAAAATCTAATGAGCTTTATAACGTTCCATAAAGAACCCATCAATCCCATCGGACCTTCTGCTTGTCCTAATACTGCCAGAACGTTCATGCGTGCGAAAGAACTCAATCGTAGTATCTTCACGGTTTATAATACCTGGGTTGTCCTCAATTATTCTCTCGTTTCTAAGCTACTAACACCAAAACACCACCTTTAAAGGTTAGGGTGTCTGTAGAAGTGGATAAATCTTGTGTGGATGTCACCCCAAACTCAAATGATGCTCCGTTCCAAAAATTAAACCCCGATCCCCCGATCCCTCCAGTTGACGATACCCCTCCAGAAGAAACAAAAGCGCCTGAAGTGTTGATTATTACTGATCCCAATCTCTTCAGTTCGTCCCCAAAATCTACATCGGATGGACTGTCTATTGCCCCTGTCGAAAGAATAACTTGGTTTGCTCCTACCCAATAACCATCGTCTGAAACAATCCCTCCTGCTACAGCCTCAATAGCATTAAACGCTGTCGAATGAACTGCGATCGCCTTGCACTGAATTCCACCCCCTGCACCTGTTCCCAGGTCGAGTGCGTTGGTTGCCGTACTAGACAAGTTAAGCGCCACTAGGGTCCCGTTTCGCAAGTTACTTACAACCGTAATACCATTGATACGAAAAGCGTTCGCGTCTGAATTTCCTGAAACGTCTACGGTAGTACCTGTTATTGCTGCGAGGGTTGCGTTCCTGGAACCATCTATTCCTAAGGTTCCAGAAATCGTTAGTCTTCCACAGTTCACGTCGTCATCTACAATGATTCCGCCGTTTGAAACGTTTAGTGCCGAACTTCCAAAATTATTCAGGGTTAGGGTGTCAAACGTAGGATCTGCTGTGGTGTGAATATTTTGGGGGCAGGATAGTGTCAGTAAATCAGTCCCCGTGGTCACTATAACTTGGTTTGCGGTCCCGTTGATAGTGATAGCTGGACCGTTTTGAGAGTTAATTGTGGTTATACCACTGCTTGCGGAGATTAAATCAACGTACGCCCCGGCATTCTCTGAAACCCTCAGTTTATTGGATGTGGAATCCATGTAAATTCGGGACTGACCAGCAGTAGACAAAGCTGCAAGAGCAGCTGTTGTTTCTATCCAATCATGGGAACGGTCCCCAATAATACGATCAGCAGTTACTCCCGCATTCGTACCTGAAGCATGAATAGCAGCCGTAGAAGTAGATGTGGTCAAGAACCCATCTTCTGACTGAATAAACCCCTGAGAAACGTTAATCGCAGCAGTTGCATTAATTCCCGCTACGTCCAATCTTTGGGAGGCGTTCACCCACTCAAAATTAGTTGAACCTGCAAAAGCCCCTGAGGAATTATACTGAACCTGAGTGTTTGACCCTCCTGGAACTGTATGAGCAGTTATCAGATCAACGTATGCAGCTCCATTCTCAGAAACCCTCAGTTTATTGGATGTAGAATCCATGTAAATTCTAGACTGTCCAGCCACAGACAAAGCTGCTAGAGCTGAGGTAGTTTCGTTCCAGTCGTGTGACCTGTCTGCAATAATTCTGTCTGCAAAAACTCCAGCATTAACTCCTGTAGCTTGAATAGCCTGAGTAGACGTTGACGTCGTAAGAAATCCTCCGTCTGAGTCAACGAACCCGTCAATAACCTTTATGGCAACTGTGGCGGCTATTCCATCTACGGTTAACTTCTTAAGCGTATTATCCCAGACTAATTGTGCTGAACCTGCAAACGCCCCTGAAGAATTGTACTGGACCTGGGTGTTTGACCCTCCTATTGATCCTCCTAAAGTTACTAGGTCTACGTAAGCTCCTGCGTTCTCTGATGCCCTCAGTTTATTGGAGGTGGAATCCATGTAGATTCGGGACTGTCCTGCGGCTGAGACAACAGCTAAAGCTGCTGTTGTCTCGTTCCAATCGTGTGACCTGTCTGCAATAATTCTGTCTGCAAAAACTCCAGCGTTAACTCCTGTAGCTTGGACCGCTTGGGTTGAAGTTGAAGTTGTTAAAAATCCCCCGTCCGAGTCAACGAACCCGTCAATTACCTTCAAACCGACTGTGGCGGCTATTCCATCTACTGTTAACTTCTTTAGGGTATTATCCCAAACTAACTCGGCTGAACCTGCAAACGCCCCTGAGGAGTTGTACTGAATCTGGGTGTTTGCCCCTCCTATTGATCCCCCTGAAGTTACTAAGTCTACGTAAGCTCCTGCGTTCTCTGAAACCCTCAATTTCTTTGAGGTGGAATCCATGTAGATTCGGGCTTGCGCTAATGCAGAAACCACTGCTATCGCAGCGGTCGTCTCCAACCAATCATGTGAAATAGTCCCTATTATTCTCTGGGCAGTTACTCCTCCGTTTGGAGCTTGAATTGCACTCGTTGAGGTTGAATTGGTTAAAAATCCCTCCGCTGATTGTATAAAACTAGCAGTAGTAACTATGCTAGCTGTCGTTGTTAAACCAGTTACGGAAACTCTCTGCAGGGTTTTATCCCACTGAAGGTTCGAATCTCCGGCGAGGATCGCGGCGTCGTTAAACTGTATGTCTTTATCTGCTCCTCCTGGATCTGTCTTTGCTGTTAAGGTCTCCCAAACCCTCACTCCCCCACTAGTAGTAATAGATTGCTGCCACTGCTGTCCCGTTCGATCAAACCTCAATAAGCCCCATTCGTCTCCTAATAAATTTGCGTCCGCGTCTGCGTAAGTTGACAGTGTCCCATCTAAGTAGTCCACCACTGAAAGGAACGCGTCTAGTATAACGTGTCCTGTAAATACTGTGTCGTCAAAAGCAGCTGATGTCCTCGTTCCGGTTGCAAAACCTCCCGTTCCAGCAGCTCCCGCGGCTGAAACGTTCATAAAATTATTGACGTCTATAATGGACATCATCTGTGTTGAAACCGCACCAATCTGCTTGTATATCTTTGTGGTCGCCCCAGCTCCTGTTCCCTCTCTTTGAATTATCGTCTCTTCTATGTCTGTTACCCCTGAATCCACTGAAGTCAGTTTGAGGGAAGTGGCTGACCCTGAATTAGGTGATCGTCTAAACTCTCCTTTGTTGGTTCCTTTAATTCGATTATTGTAAATGTGGTTTACGTCCCCTGCTGCAAAATTATTAGTCGAGCCGAACACCGTGTCCAACTCTAAAATAGAAAACCTCGTCTGGGTGTATTGTATTGTGTTCCCAGTTACCACATTATCGTGTGCCCTGTTATCAACTCCTGCCCCTGTGTTAAAGAGCATAATGGGCACGAGCTCATCTGAAGTCACTGTAGGATGGACTATGTTGTTTGCTTGCACCAAGCAGTCTCTTGCATTTTTTAGTACTATCCCTCCCCCTGCCATGTTCACTAACTGATTTCCTGTAATAGAAATCCTTCTGGCCCCTAAATTATTGAACGTGTTTCCTGTCTGTATCCCTTTGGTTACATTACCTGTAAGCCCGTAATTTGTGATGTCGTCTATTGTAAATAATAGGTCTTCCGAACCAGGAACCACTCCTGTATTTCCTGTTACGGTTCCATCGTGAAATCCGTCCAGGTCGATGAAACCTCCGTTTATGCTCATCACTGAATTTCCGGTGATGGTTCCTCGACACCATCCCGAATTATCGATGAACACTGCGTAAGCAATAGCTAAATATTTAGGAGGAGCTGTGGAGACATCGTCTACGGCAACGTGCCCTATTCTACGCCCTGAATTTCCTGTTACGGTAAATCCGTTCACCCCTCCCATCTGAATGCAGTCTAGTCCTATGTCCTCAAAAGAACAGTCCATCACTGTAACGTTCTCGTGTAATCTTGTGAACGCGTCGAGGTGGGACCAAATCTGATTCCCCGTACACCTTCTGTGTACGCAACCTCGTACCTTCAAATTCTTTACTGCCCCTGTCGCTCCATCCCCCTTCGCTAAAATTCCTCCCGTCCAAGACCCGTAATTAAGGTCTCCTGGGCTACCAAATAAATGAGGTCTATTATTGTCGAATTTACAGTGTAGGATGCTTACGCCGTTAATGTCCGCTGTTCTAGCGTCCATCACTATGGCATAACCTCCAGTATGAAAGATTGAAACCCCTTCAATTCTAACGTTGTCGAACCCTGACTTTATCCAAATTGAAGAATTTTTTGATAAGTCAGGGTGAATAGGATTTCCGTTGATTCCTGCTACTTCACTTATCTGCCCCACTCCCGTTCCGTATGCTTTACCTACCGCCGTCGTCACTGCCCCGTCTATTCGTAGGGCCAGTATGCTAACGTTGTCCCCGTTTACTGTCAGTAAACCCGTGTCGTTGGTTAAATCTGAGTTCCTTACTAAGAGCGTATTATCTCCCTCTCCGAATAAGTGTACGTCGGCGGGAATCAGCACTTCGGTGTCGAACTGATACCTCCCCCACGGAATCTGAATCCAGCCCCCTCCTGCTGCGTTCACGGAGTCCACTGCTGTCTGAAATATGGGCCCCATGTCAACTACTGAAGTCCCATCTCTTATTGCTTGGTGGGCGGCTTCTGTAGGAATGAAGTCAAAAATACTCACTCCCTCCCCAAACTTAGAGTTTAAGTTCCTGGTTTCAGAGTTCGCGTAGAGGGCCATTTAACGGGTCTCCAACTTTTTCATTTGTTGATCTTGGTACGCTGATATGGAAGTCAAAGAGTCTATGATCCTCTTCTTGCATTCTTCCTCGTTTCTTGCCCCCAAACAATTTGCCGCGCTCACCATAAAGGTCATGTTGTTCAACTGCCTGGAAAGTATCAAAACTTGGGTGGCTAAGTAGTCCGTTCCTTCGTGGTGGTTCTTAGCTAGTATCTCAATCCCAGCTGCGTGTCTCTTCTCCATAGACTCCACTATCTGACTGTGTTGAGTCGTCATCAACCAAGCTATCAGTACCACCACTAGCATTCCTGGCACTTTCTCTGACAAAGATTTTGCCAGCGTCTCCAACATAATTGTCACCTTAACCTCCGGGTCCTATGAAGTTGCAACCTGCACTTTAGCTATTTGAGCAATCTGGGAGTCTTCTCCGAAAATAAACACTTCTCTAAAGGGAGACTCTACTTCATCCCCTTCCCGTCCATTCTTGTCCACTAGTATGGCTTTAATCAAAACCGTGGTAACCGCAAAGTTAGCCACCTGTATTAAGAGGGCTATTTCTTTGTCCAACACTGCGGCCTGAATCGGAGAACTCTCTGTCAAAAACTCCCAAGAAGCTGCCTCTACGATAAATCTTGTTGAGCTGTCCGGGGTCACATCCCAAACTTTGTCTATGGTCAATTGAACGGAAGTGTTGGCAACTATCTTCCTGACTTGACCAACTCCCTTTCCTGCGACTATTCTTATGTACCTTCCTACCTCTTCTCCTACATTAAACCCGGTCGGAGCGAGTACGTTTATCCACTTTGGGTCTTCTATTGTAGTGGGGGTTACCGTCCCTGGTTCTGTTCTTATGATCAGGGCGTCTCCCACCATAACTCCCGCGGCTGACGGATCTGGGGTTACTGTAAATGTCCCTGTTGAATCTACGTATGCCGTAACGTTAAAGTTCCAGAGTGGAAGTATTCCCCCGTTCGCCGAACCTATGACTGAAACGTCTCTCCCATTCCAATCGTCCCCTCCTGGATCGATCAGGGCGGCTGCCACTAGTTGATTGGTCCCCACTCCTGTTAAAGGAGTCCCTACCGGACCTGCGTGAAACTCAGTCTTAACCTTTAATTTTAATAGTCTCGCGTTGAAGGACGGTAAGGAAAGCTGGGACCTCTTCAGTGGACCCAATATTGAAATACTACTCGGTAGTGCTGCCGTTGTCTCTGTCTGAAGGGTGATTCTTCCTTCGTCGTCGGCTGCCCAAACTTCGAAGGTTGGAAATGTCCCTGCCGGCCACACTATGCTCCCGAGCTCCACTGTATTCGTGCTTGTCCCGGCTGGTACCACTATTCTTCTCACGCAGGAGGGGGGTGTTAAGTTTCCGTTCGCGTCCTTTGCTGTCAAAACTGTGTAGTAGGTCTTGCCTCCTTCTAAGCTACCTCCTGTTGTGTTTGTTGAAATTGTTCCCACTGTGGGATTCCCTGTCAGGGGAATAAAATCTACCACGGGTACGAACCCTCTAATATCTAGGGTGGCTAGGGCTGTCCCATCTGCTAAAATTGTGAACTTCTGTTCCAATTGAAAAGTCTGGTCTCCTACGGCGAACAACGGATCGGTTGCGGCTGGAGTCACTATCCCTGGGTGCCATATCTGGGGTTCTATTTGACCACAAATTTCCAGGGTCACTGTCGGAGCGGTTGAAATTGGGGCCACGTTTCTTGCCAAGTCGAACCCCACTACCCTAATTCTCCATATGTCTCCCACTTGAGCCGGAGCTCTGTAACTCGTTACTCCGGCTATTTCTACTACCAACTCCTCGGGTGAAAACGTGGTGGATCCTTCTGCCTGAATGGCTATGAATATTCTCCCTCCCACTGTTGTCTTCCCGTTAACCCACCCGGTGTTGACAAAACTTATTGGACCCTGACCTTCCTGGTCTTGAAACTCCTCTCTAGCGGTTAAATTAGTCACTGCCATCTCGAACGTCGGGGCGCCTGGACTTCCTGGAATTACCGGATCTACGTCGGTGTATTGGGTAGGATCGTACTGCACTGCTGTTAGAGCTCTTCTGTGGTCTCCCGCTTTTCTAATTCTTACCAGTCTAAAATCTTCTGGGGCCAACTGCAGTCCTACCATGTAGAGGTCGTGTAATTGTGGTGTGAACGAGAACGCCACGGACACTGTGATCACGTCGGTTGTACTTGGCAGCGTTGTCACTGTTCTAATTTCTATGTCGTCGTTCACGGAGTTCCGTATTAGGAGCTCGTGGGTTCCCGCTCCTATCACGACTTGCTGGTCCAGGGTCACTACGGTGGTTGAAGCGGCTGAAACTATTCTACCTCCGTCTCCCCACTTAGTAATATCGTGTTGTACCTTTATTACGTCCCCTACTGTACAAGCTATCGCGTCGACGTCCGCTGAAAACTCGATGCCCTTTCTCTGCTTTTCATTTACTATTATCCTGTATTCAGCCTCTCTAACTGCCTGACTTCTCTTCGTCACCCCAAATAAATCCAGTGTTGGACCTTTGTCCGTGTCTGTTCCAGCTAGGACGTTTGGGTCCCTTTCGACTGTTATCACATTCCGTCTGTAGTTCTCTGTAGAATCCACGAACTGAACGTCCAGCGAATTAGCTCTGTTCAACGCTGAGTAGAACGTTTCCTTAAAAGAATCCTCCTCCATGTTCGCAATGTTAAACATCTGGGTCACATTAGCTGCCTTGTCGAGCACCACCCGGTATTCGGTTCCCACTCTCACGACCGCGGCCCTCGACATCTGGGCGACTGCTCTTATTGCATCCCAAGTTGACCCTTCGGTGTCAAACAATCCGTTGAACGTAAACCTAAACTCTGTTCCTGACTCTCCATCATCTACCACCTCGTTAGAAAAGTTAGCCCAGGCCACAAAATCAGCTTCTCTACAATCAGCTGGTAGTACGGCTGCTCCGTAGTGAACGTTGGTCATTAAGTCCCACGCGATCACCGCGGGGTTGTCTCCCGTAAAAGTTCCTAGTGTGGTGGGGTTTCCCTCTAAGACCGGGTCTCCGTAATCCAACAAGACGGTTATGTTGATTCCTCTTCCTTGTAGTTGGTCCGTTGCGAGGGCTCTCACTCCTAGTAACGCTAATCCTGGGTAGTTTAGTGCGTCGTCTGCGAACTCCCTTATTGAAGCTAAAATTACCTGCTCTCCCTTGTCGGTTGAGTTATTATCGCTTCTATTGGGGCTTCCTTCGTTGCTGCTTCCTAATTTCGTGACCCTGATGTCGTATTTATCCGCGGCTAGGTTGTTAATTCTCACGACGTGTCTGATTGGTTTGGGGCTCGAACCGGACACTTGCACCGCTGTGGTTATCCACGTGTCCGACTGCTCTACGAGAATACCTGGAAGATTGTCTCCTAGGGACGTCTTCAGGGGGTTCGAAATCCAAACTCCTGAAACTGTTATAGCTTGGGATCCTATTAGGGTTTCGTCTCCCGTTATGTCGTCGAACTCGTAAACGTCTTGGTTTATTGTGTCCGTGTAAAGGTCTCCTTCTTGGTGAGCCCCTGCTCCGGTATCTGTCGCTAAAACGGTTAGGGGTTGCTCTCCTCCTGTGTTCAACGAGTCTATGCTTACGGCAGTCCAGTCAACGGTCGTAGAAACGTTCGTTCTAGTTCGTGTCTTTAAGACCTTGGCGAATGCGGACGGGGCTGCTGCCGAGAGCTTTGACTCTATGTTTACCCAGACCGTCCACTTGTTAAACTTACCCTTCTTGTTTGGACCGTCGAATATTCCTCTTGGAAAGAAGAGCTCTACTTCTATGGATTGTGTGTCTGTCCTTGTGCCCACTACGGTAACGGGTCCTCCTGTCACCGTAGCTGTCGTTCCCTGGAGGCTCTCTGTTACAATTTGTGAAAAATTGAGCAGGCTGTTCTGGGTCACTTGCCCGAATCGCTTTTCTGCGAACACCCCCCTGTAATTCTTTATTGGGTTTCCGTTAACTTCTACGGCGGTGATGGAAAAAACTGGCCCGTGCCCAAAGCAAATTAACACGTTGATAAACTGCTTCTCTTGATAAGTCTCTATGTAACTCGAAATTACGTTCCCGGCCACTCTTAAAATTCCGTACCCCTTGGGGATGGGAATTCCTTGTCTGGAGGTTAATTGGGGCCCGTCCCATCCAAAAACCTGGGTGTCCTCTCTTGGGCTCAACTTCGGCGGGGGTAGTAGTAGGTTAATTAGTAGTCCTCCTCCAATGCTAATTCCAGCCCCTATCAGGGCTCCCAACAACCCTCCGACCAACGGACCGACGAAAGCGGCCAGGGCGGCCACTCCTATGAATGCGGCTATCCTTGCTATCCTGCTTTCTAGCTTGGGCGCTATGATAACTTGGTCCCCTGGTTTAGGAACCAGACTGTCCATCTCACGAGCTTCTAGTACCTTTCCCTCTAAAATTACGAGTTCTTCTTTCTTTGGCTTTGGCACGTAACTGCTCAAAGGATTTCCGTTAAGCAGGGGTACCACGTCCCTCGTTCTTTGTGTCGGGTCCAGTGGGTTGAGTACCCTTATTATCTCCAACCCGTCTATCGTACCATTCCTTTCTATCTGGTTAAATGGGCGCGTCCAGCGGTAGAATCCTTTTACCCTTTTCTTCCACTGTTGGTCTTCTACTTCTGCTATCGACACTCCCCCGTTCTCTACTATGTGTATGAACCTCCGCTCGTCCAACATGTATCCAACGTGTGGGCTGCCCGCTACGACTAGGTAAACTACTGTTCCTTGTTTAAGCCCTTCTGCTGGAACCCAACCTCTCTGCATCTCGGTTATTAGTTGCCCCACTGCGGCGTCGCTGTTTTCAGTTGGGTAGTCTGGAAGGTCTGATCCTGACCTCCTCATCATTTCTCTGACCACTCCATAGCAGTCGTATTGATGCGGACCCCTCCCTCCTTCCTGAAAGGGTTTTTCCAGTAAGTCCACGTAGTAGGGGGCCTGCATCGTCCTAAAACACCTTGAACCCTGACCTGTCTATTGAAGGAAATCCTCCGAACCTTGGTGCGTTGGTGTGGATTCTACAACCATTAGCTCCGTCCAAGGTCTTGTCACAAGAAACTATTGCTCCCGCATAGCCGCACATCACTCCTCGTGGGTCTGCTCCAGCCTGCATTGTGGGGGTGTTGTATACGTGCCAGCAATTGTCGAACGTATAACGGTACCTCGGCAGGGGTATCCTGTTTAAGTTTTCTGCTCCCAGTCTGAATGAAACCCACTGGGCGTCAGCTGTGCTCTCAAGGATTCGAAAGGTCATCGATAAGTCAGCCTCTCCCGTAGGGTTCGCTGAATTAACGATGTAAAGGATTATTTCTCCGTCCGCTCCTCCATTGTTCGACGCTAAGAGACCCTCTATTACCCTGTTAGCATTGCTCACTATTAACTTTGCTTCTGGTACCTCTCCCTGAGCTTGTTCGTTCATCGCGTCAAAATCAAAGGAAAACTTCTGGTATGTATTACCTCCAAAACTAATGTCCGAGGTGTCGTTCGTTACCCTCAAGTCTACTGGGCCTCCTACTAGCATCGAAATGTCTAGCAGCATGCTCCAAACCGAGTCCGTCCCCAGTTTGTTCTTTTCTACGATCGCTATCGCGCTCAGGTTCAGTGGCATTAAGCTTCCTCTAGCTCGAATGAAACGTCGTAGGTATTCACGTCTAGGGCGAACCCTGCGTAAACGAACGTTGGTAGTGTTATGAACCTTACTGATTTTACCGCGGCGGATATGGGGTGGGTCCAGTCAAAAATTACGGCTCCCCCTTTGGAAGTATCCTTAATAAATGTGTCTAGTAGGTCCTTGTCCGCTTGAGTCATTAGGGTGTAGGATACTCTGTACCTATTTCTCTGCCTTATGTGCCTTCTCCTTGTGGTCAAGTAGCCCGCCTCCATCGGAGTCCGAATGGTCCCGTCTTCGGGTTTTTCTGAAAACTCCTGGTTAGGGTTCCTGGCTAGGGTTGGAAATGTCGGCATTATCTCCTCGGTTGGAGCGCCTGCCTTATCTGACCGTCATTGTTTAGGTCGTTTAACACCACGCTCACTACGAAGTCCTGTCCGTCCTGGTGAATACTCTGGGCTACTGGCTCTATCGGAACAGAAGTTTGGTTGATCAGTTGAAAGTCTATTTTCACCCTCCCTGCACCCACCCCATTTGGAACCACCGTTCCCCTCGCTTTAGGAATAAAGAGCTCTGGTCCCCTCTCACCCACTACCAACTGCTCTCCTGACCTAAAAGTCCCTCCTGTTGCGGCGAACCTTATCCCTTCCGTTGAAGGGCTGAACGGGGGGGTTGGACCTGGGGCTGTTGGAACCCCTATCGTATTACCTCCCTTTGCTCCTCCAAATATTGAGCCTGCTATGGATCCCAACAATTCGAGGAACCCCCCTCCTGCTGAACCTCCCTGCCCAAGGTTTTTAAACGCATCGCTTATTGACTGCATTATTGGTTCTATGATCAAAATCTGAACCACCATCCTCTCTAAACCTTTCAATAAGTTATCGAACGAATCGGTTAAACCGTCTGTCCCTCTAATCATAGAATCCAGTGTGGTACCCACGAGGTCTGTTACTTCTTGTGCGGCGTCTCTAAAGGTGGTCAGCTGATCATTTTGTGCCTCTTTTATCCTTGTTGAGGCTGCTTCATTCAATCCGACCCTTAAGTCTTGGAGCTCCTTCTCTGTAGCTCCCATCCGCATGGCGAATTCTATTGTGTCCTGAACTCTCTGCTCCTCTTGTAGTCTAACGGTTTCTCCGAAGTCTCCTATCGCTTGGGCTCTTGTGATCTGGAGTTCTCTTTCGATGTCTGCCATCAAAAATGTGAGGTCTCTTCTCGCGGCCTTAATCTTCTCGTTTGTTTCTGCGTCCAGGGCGGTTCTCAACTTCTGTAGTTCTTCCTCTGTGGCTCCCATCCGCATGGCGAACTCTATTGTGTCCTGAACCCTTTGCTCCTCTTGTGCTCTTATTGCCTCTATACCACTTCCCACGGCCTCTGCTCTAGTTATCGCCAGTTGGGTCTCCGAATCTTTCAATAACTGGTCAACTTGACGTTTTTGCTCTGTAATCTGTAAGTTGACCCTCTCTTCCGCATCTTGACGAAGCTGTGCCAGCTGCCCTTCTGCTGCGCCCAGTTCCCTTGCTCTGCCAATAGCATCTTCTAACCTCTGCTCTTCTTGCTCTCTTATCTGGTCGATGGCCGTCCCGTTTATGTCTACTCTAAGCTGTTGTGTGTCTCGCTCGCTGTCCAATAACACGTCGCTCAACCTTCGAACTCTGTCCACTTCTTTTGCCGCCGCGTCCTCCTTTAACTTTAACTCCTTTGCTGCCAGTTTTGCCAGTTCCTTCTCCTCTAGTTGTCGTAGTCCGTCCATAATAGCAGCTGTGGTTTCTATCACCTTTTGGCTGTCTGAAAATGCGGCTGCGGTCCTTTTGATCTCGTCCCTCTGTCTTTGGAACTGTAGGGTGACTTTGTCCACTCCTTCGGCTAGTGACAATTCTACGTCGTCCAGGGCCTTTTGAAGGTCTTGTATTACCCCCGCTACTCCCCCTTCGTCTCCCCTCGGCTTGAGCTGTTGTGCCAGTCTGTTGTTCAAAATTATTAATCTCTTCGCCACTTCCTCTCTAGAAAGCTCCAATTGTTCTAGTCTTGTCTGCAGTCTGATTGCTTCTCTTTCTGCTGTAAAAGCTTGCTCTGAAGGCACGGTTTGCTCAAACTGAGCAAAGGGATCCCCTGGCACTTGGGTTGTAATCTGAATAGTTTCTTTCGCTTGCTGTCTCAATTGATCCACTACGGTGGTAAAATCTCCGATCGTACCCGTTAAACCTACGATCTCCTCCTTGGCGAGTTTAATTTCTTCTCTTGTTCTCTCCACCCCTACAAAAGCTGAAAGTCTAGCTTCTCTAGCTAATCTTTTAAGACTGTCCTGGGTGGCTTGAATTTTTGAACTCAATTCACTTTGTTGGCGTGACCACACTACTGTACTTGCAGTGGTTGCATCTACTCGATTATTGTAGACGAACAGGGCTCCGGATACCAATCCTAGTAAGCCCAAAAATACCCCTAGTGGGGACAACTTTGTCACTAAATTTAAACCCGCCATCCCTAAAGTAAGTCCTCTAACAGCTCCAGTTGCCACTAAAGCCGCCTTCGCTATTAGAAATAGAAACGTAACGGTCTTACCTAATGCAAGTCCTACTAGAGCAGCCGTTGTCAATTGCACTGCAACCGCCAGCGCCTCGTATAAAACAGCATTGTCTACGAGGGGATCTCTTTGTCCCACCAAAACTCTAATTACCCCTGTTGTAGTCTCCAACAAAGCCCTAAGTACCCCTGTTACTCCTGCGTCTCCAGTCGTTACTATGAATGCTTCGCTAGCCGCTTTTAACCGATCAAAAGCACCGGCGAGGTTGTCTACCATTGCGTCTGCTACTTTTCTGGAAATCCCTTCCACGTCCTTCATTTCCTCGTTCAACTGCTTGAGGAACGGGAGTAGGGAAATAATAGCGTTAGCAGCAGTTGCACCTCTCTGCTCGAACAAGGCTACGGCCTCTTCTGCTCCCAAACCAGCTTCTGCAAGAATATCGAATATCTCCACCAGATCATGCGTAACTGGAGAAACGTCTTTCAATGAGAGTCCCAATTTATCCAGTGCCTCTGCAGCTGGTCCTGTCACTCTTAAGAGTTTAGACAGAACAACCCTTAAAGCCGAACCTGCCGTACTTGCGGGTAACCCCGCTTTCCTCAGAGTGGCTAATACAGCAATTGTAGTCCCTAATTTAATCCCTAGTGTATTCGCTGTTGCTCCTACGAACGCAAAAGACTCTCCCAGCTCTCCTACAGTAGTTGTAGCAGAAATAGCTCCCTTGGTCAGAATATCAGTGACTCTTCCTGCCTCACTTGCCGGAAGTAGAAATGAGTCGAGGGCGTTAACGGTTATCTTGGCGGCTCTCCCTAAGTCTAGCATCCCAATCTGAGCTAAATCTACTGTTCCTTGAGCGGACGCCAATATCTTATTAACATCTTGACCTGATAAGGCCAGTTGTCTTAGACCTACGGCTACTTGCCCTCCCGTAAAGACCGAGGTTGCGCCTAGGGCTAGTGCCTTCTGTCTTAGTGCGTCTAGTTCTTCTCCAAAGGTACCTGAAATGGCACCCACTGCCCCCATCTGCCGTTCAAAGTCTTTTAAGGTGTTTACTGCCGAGCGTAGTACTAGTGCCGCTCCGACTCCTAAGAACGCCCCTCGAAGAGAAAACGCTTCCTTCTTGAGTTGGGCGAATGATCCTGATATTTGTCTTCTAAACGCGGATACGGATCCTGCGGTTGAGCCAATCCCTGATTTTAACTCATTGAATGACCCCTTAACACCTTTTGCAGCTTTGCGCCCGCTCTTAAATAGGGCGTCAAATTCCCTCTTCACCTGCTCCGATCCTTGTCGGGTCGGTTTAGGGTCTACTACGATTTCTACTCTTGCTGATACGTCTGCCAATTATCCAGAGCCTATGGTCTTCTTACCAGAATCCGTGGTAGAACTCGAACCTATCTTACCCCGTCGTTTGCCGGTTCGTTCGCTCCAACTAGCAAACTCCACTTCTAGGGCTCTTACATAGGTAAAGAATTCTCTTGCGGTACTAATGGACCATTCCATTAACTCTGCATAAGCTCGAACATCTGTTATGGGGATTGGACTGAATCCAAACCCGGAGGGACGAAACGCGGATATTGCCACGTACCCTTCCCAGAACCTTTGCAGGTATTGGTGGATTTCGGGTTTGTCCCGTAGGGCGGGGGGTAGTTTTCCGGTTGTCTTTGCCCTGTCTTCCAGAAAATCTAGGTGTCGCCCCCATTGGAGGTTCCAACGGAGGTGGTTGGTAAGTTTTTTACTGACTCAGCCTCGTCTAAGTCTGTGAATGTAGCTCTTTCTCGGGCCAGGGCTACCACTTCGTCTAAGAATGGACGGTAGTCCGTTAAAACTTGGACTGCTTTGTCCACTGAAAACTCTATCGGTTTGCCCTTCTCTTCCATGCCCTTCCAGCCTAAGAGTACGTGCTTTGATATTGCCTCTATCAAGGCACTGTCTGCTACTGAATCTGGAACTCCTGTAGAAGTCCTCATCAAAGCTCGGTAGGGCTTTAACCTTCTTTCGAGTACCTCGGTGTATTTAAGGTTGGGT